ACTCTTCTTACCTCTAAACATTTCTGGGTGAGTAAATCCAACTAACCTATAATCTTTATTCCAGGATGTTCCGTCAGATGTGAACTGAAATTCATAATGTATGTTATAATTTGGGTTGGCTCCACCGCCATCGTTTCCATAATAGTATCTAGTTGTTTCATAGTCTCTAATTATGTTAACAGCGTCTTGTTGTTCTACCATTTCCCAGAGTCTCACCTGGTCTTCTCTACCAGTTTCATCGAATGTGGTACCTAATGGTATTGTAATCTTAGATTCACCAAGATTTGTTTTTATTTGTATTCTATTATTCACAGTCATCTCCGCTTTGTTGTATCATTATAACTCTTCCAGTACCACTAAATTCAGACCCTACTCGTATAGGTTCTATCATAAACCTAATATTCATATTTGGGTAATGAGAATCGTTTAGGTATGGATATGTAACGCCATAGCCCTCTTCGTAAAAACCTATTGGATTAATCATCCTCCATCTGTGTGTACTCTCAGAGCTTAAATATTGTGAGTATTGTGGTGTTTCGTTTAAGTCACTATCAGAAAAAATATTTTTTGAGAAGGTTCTTAGTTGTATTTTATAATGTGGTTTATACCTATATATAGAACCATCGGTAACGAATACTGTTTGATTAAACTCTAATGAATGATTTATATCTGATAAACTCCTTTCCTCTAATTCGTACTTATTCCACTCAACAAACGCTCCTTTCATGATACTACCTATAGTTGGTTTGTCTATCCCTGTTGAGGCATTTTGGGTAATTAGTGTTGGGTTGGTGTCAATACTAACATATGGGTCAATAACACCAATAGGTCTAAAATTCCAATCCCAGCCGTATCCCATTGGTGACGTTGTGTATCTCCACATATTATTTGTATTGGACTGCACTATTGTTAAGTATAACTCAGTAATTGGTCTATTATGGTTATCGTAGTAATCCTCTCTATCTATATCCAAATCACAATTCCACACATAGGAATTCATTTCTTGTCTTATTACAGTTTTTTTAATGTCGTCTGGTGTGTGTCTAGCTTTAAAAATACGACCGCTTCTTTTAAATATTTCATCTTCAAACCCAGTTCTGTCCATTGTTATATCGTTATGTTTAGTTATAACTTTATGTTTGTGGACATAATAATCAGACCTAGTGTCGTTTCTCCTATCTATATTAATTATTCTTTTAAATGTACCCATTGATGTTGGTTGGAATCCAGCAACTGTTGTATCTACTCTAACATTAAATACATATTCTTCTGAACCCACAGTGCCATCACCAAAAGAGTCTGGTTTACCATCAATGACTGGAGTAATTGGGTTATGTGATGGTAGTTCTGTCCTGTGATTTATTCCTGTTGTTGTTGCTCCAGATTGTAATTCAAAGTACTCACCTTCATTTATACCATGTGGTACAGCACATGTAAATTGTAGATGGTCACTACCATTCAAATTAACCTCCTCTGCTATGAAGGGTATTCCGTCAGCTGGTGTAAATGTTATATGTCCACTGCTATAGTCACCTCCGTAATAATGCGTCATTGAGTATGTGTCGTCGTGGGCAAAAATATATGTGATATAACTTATCCAGTTATCATGGTGTGCTGTTATATCACTGTAGGTTGATGTGTTACCCCAATATCTTTTTGATGGTACCATATCAAACGCCATGGATGGTGGGACACCTATACATGGTGGACCATTATTAGGTAATAGTACGTCGTCTGGACAGCCATAATAATCCGGCATAAAATACATGGATTCAAGTACAGTAGTGTCACTTGTGGTACCTGTTATCACATTACTATACACCATATTAATCTTACCATAAGGCCTATACCTACTGCAGTATTCTCGTTCATCATTAAACTGGTCTACTAGACTTAATGATAAATTTCTATTTCCTTCCACATACTCCCTTTGTTCGGTGGTTATTAGTGGTGTGACCCTAACATCTTTATCTTGTGAACCAATAAATCGTTCACCTCCTTTGACAATACGTATGTTTTTCTCGTTACTCATTATATAACAGTTTCACTAAAATCTTCATCAATATATTTTGTAACAAATATGTTAAATGCAGTCTTTCCTGGTCTTAATCCAAAATAATAAAACATTGGTCTAGAGAAGTTTACATTTTTTGTACTGTTTCTAGTTAATAATGGGAACCCATCAGGAGGGGTAAACTGAGGAGGAAATTCACCCATATTATTCTGTAAATCACCACTATTAGGATATTCAGGGGCACCATTTGCATTATGAGTAACATCATCTACTCTATTTGGTTTTACTCCGAATGGTCCGGTTGAACCTTTCCAGTCGTTCTTTGTTCCTCCAAATCCACCTGACGACATAACCCACGTATAAAATGGCACTTCTTGTGAAGACCCTGATAAATCTGTACTTAAACAGGCTACCATATCTGGACCTGACATTAATGTTTGTGTTGCTGCAGTATTCATTAGTGGTGTCCACTGTATAACATAGTTACTTACTTTAACATTAATAGCGTTATCAACATAACTACCACCAGGATTAATAAATGCGTTGGACCCGTAGGTATTAACTTCTGGATATTCCATGTCAAGAGAAAATGTGGCTCCTGTTCCCATAGATATCCCCTCACAAAGACAATCTGTTCCAGACGTATTTGTTTCATATCCATGAACACCAACCATACAATTCTGCATAAGAGCTTGAGCTATATCCCCTCTAATAGTTTTTTCTGGTCTAGTAAAATATTTGTTTATAGTTTGGTTTCTCTTTCCAGCGATTAAATCAAACGAGTCAGCTACTAAATCAGTTATGTCTTGGTATGATGTACTTCCTATCTGGTCTGTTACAGCACATCCTGTATCCAATCTTTGGTCTAGGCATATCTGAGCCATACATTCGTTTCTTGAACCCATATCAACAATTGTAGTTGGGAATAAAATATGTCTTTCCATATCACCCCAAGCGTGGCCACCATTACCTGGCCAGGTCAACATACCATATTGGTAACCAATATGTTCTAATTGAGTTGGGTCAGTAGGGTCAATCATTGTTGGTGTGGACCTATAGAAGAATGTATGACTTCTCGGATGCATATACATTGTCTTCCTGCAGTATTTGGATTTGATGGAGTATGTTCTCACATCTGTGTCTTCTGGGGATGCGTCGTAAGGATATCTATCAAATGTTTCCCCGTTTTTTGATTTTATTTTGGCTTTAAACATGTGTTGGTAAAGAAATCCAGATACCCAGTTATTTTCCCAGTAATACCCCATAATACCTTTACATAGTGACTCCGCGATAGTCTCTCTACGTTTCCACTCATCAACTATCTTGGTGCTTACATTCTCACTTTTACACTGTGAGGACAGACATATTTTTTTAATGTAACAACCACCAGCCGCTAAACCATCAGATTCATTAGTTGGGGTAATTGCCAGAGAATCATAACCATAATGGTCTGGGCAACATAGTAATTCTTCATCCCCACAATCATAACTATAAGTCTTTGCTCCTGTTACACCCTGGGTTGCTGTCATATCCGGTTCTAAATCGGTACCTACAATAGGACGGCATTGACATTTCTCACAGTCGGGATACCTAGTTTGTCTTATAGTGAATAGTATAAATGAAGGTTGGGCCCATCCTCTAAATGTACATGACAAGTTGGGTATTCGTGTTCCGTTACAGGTAAATCTGTTTACACAAGTAGCGTGTGTAGATGGTTTTGTACACATTGAATATCCACAAAATTTTCTACAAGTTTCCCAACATTTTATCTTAAATGGGTACCAACTATGTATATCAAAACTATTTATTTTATCTCGTAAACTACATAAAAAACCCTGGAACTTTATGTTTATTGCTGCTAATTCACCAATAATAGAGGCTATTGACGCGACTAACATTGTAAATGCTGAGTATATAATATGTAAAAGAAAGATAATGAATCTAGCTATAATAACACCTAACCTACCACTTCTTCTAACAGCACTATTTATAGGAAAATAATTTGCCGTAGAAGGGCATTGTTCCTCTGCTGTTGGGTACAGTTCTTTCATCCCTATAAATTGTCTTTTACCTCTTTTCTTTACGTGGTCATGAAATTGTGAAGGTGTGTAGACTCTATTATAAGTCATGTCGTAAAAATAATCCTTAGCTCCAGGAATTAAATATCTTTGAGCAAATGGATGGTATTTACTATACTTAGTTGAGAACGTGTACGACCATTGTGATATTGTCCCATAACTTCCACTCCCAACCGCGTCATCATGAAACTCATTTATATTAGGTACCAGGTAAGAGCCCACCCTTGTTAATCTAGCGTCTCCACTAGCTTGTTCTGGTCTTATTCTGAATCTACATCTACTCCTTGTGGCAATACCAACATCTTGGTCGTAAGACTTAACTAGTTCACCAAATTCATTAGTTGTTACGAAATCTAAATTCATTGGTATGTGTACTAGGAATGCTCCGTGTTTATCAATAACTCTACCGCCATTCTCCAAATAATATCTCTCTAGTACTGGTACTTCACCGCCTTCTGGTGGACCGTCATATATTCCACTACTAGCATTCCATGCTGGATAGGCATGTTCATCAACCACACTATGGGTCGTATATCTAATACAATCTATAAGCCCTGGTTTAGCTGTTAGTGTACATAATTCACCCATCTTACTTTTTGGTTTACACTTTTTGTTTACGAAACCTTTTCCAGTGTCAGTAGCTGTAGACCCCATAAAAACCGCTGATGGTTCAATCTTCATTCCGGATTCACCCAAATCAAAATCAACTCTAGTAATACTAACATTACAGTTTTCTGGGTCACCCCAAAATGGACTAACATTAACATTTTTTACTTGGTGTACGATTTGTGGTAAACTATCAATCTCAACATCGTCTTTGAAGTGTGGTCCATCAAAATCCGAATCTGGATATCCTTTAATTTTAAAATCCTCTGGTAACATAGAAAAACACCCAATATCACTCATGTCTACATCCATAACAAGTTGTTGTTCGCCTGTTGGGACACCGTAAATCATGAAATCACCAGCCTCATTTGTTTTTACTGTAAATTTATAATATTTCCTATATACGTACTCAATATCTTGATTCGTTAGTACGTCGTCTAATCCCTCGAAGTTGCCTACCGGTGTATGACAGGCAAATGCGGCGTCCCTACTTAGTAAATTGTATCTAGTACCATCGCCACCTTTATCGAATGGTTGTTTGAATGGATATAGTTCTTTTATAACATCATTTTCACCATCTTCTAGTGGTACAAATACAGATACTTTACAATTTGGTACTCCAAACCCATTATTAACAATAACTCTACCAACAATAACACCAAAATCAGAACACATACGTGTATATACGTCGTGTTGTCTTAGTGATAAGCTTAATACCTCTAATAAATCAAAATCCTGTTTTAACTCAAAAGTTAAATTCTGGTCTTGACCTACCTGGGTTCTTACTCTGAATGATTTTGTTGTCATGTGGTCTTTACTAGATAAATAGTTATTCCGCTAAAACTAATAATAGTTCCTAGCATGTTTTAGTAAAGATTAGGTATAACTTGGTTTATTTGGTGTTTGTACCCTAATAGCTATATCTTTTTCCGGAAATCTTATGTGTAATATCTCATCTGGTTGAGCGTATATAGTGTCATCTAAAAGATTTATCTCTTTTGTTGTGGTGTTAAATAATGGCTGTGTTGTTTGTGATTGTGAATGTTCTCCACCAACAACATTAAAAATCTTTAGATTAACAATATTAACAATACCTGATTGTTCCATAATTAAACCCCTTAACTTACCTAACGGTAAATCTTGTCCCATCTCAATTCTATCAATATTAAAATACTCACTAACTTTGTTGATTACGTTACTAACTACTTTTCCCTGACTCGATGAATTTTCTAACACTAGGTCTAGTTCAATCCTTAAATCCAATACTTTAGCTGAGCCAACACTTATATAATCATTCATCATTCTATGGTTTGATAGGAACTCTGACACATTCTTTTTTAATGCTTCAGGTACTTTAGATGTTAGTTTACCTGATGGTGTATATGATAATATATTTAACATCACCTTATTCTCTAGTTCTGTAACCCCAGCTTTAGCTGGTGCACCGAATGTAGAAGGCATTAATCTTAGTTTTGATAGGTAGTCATTGATTGTTACTGCTCTATTTTGTGAGGCAAAATTAAATGATATATAATTTCTTATCTCTTCAATTGACATTTGGTCTGCTCCACCAATAGCTGATGTAATGTTTGTAACAGATAAACTAGCTTTAACATTTTGGTTGGTTTGTGGACTTGGTCCAGCTACAACAAAATCAATTATCCCTAAAGAATTTATAGCTCCAGCACCAACATTTGACGATTTACCTCCACCTACTCTATATTCAACAAAGATTGTTGAGTTTCCTTTAATCATATTACCTAAAGCTGTGTTGTTCATAAACTTTGACATGTCTAACGTGATTCCATTTTTACTAAACGAATCCAATAAATCTTGTGGTGTTTGATTTCCCGCTCCAAATGTTAAATGGAAAAAACCTTCTGGTGTAAATTCCGAAATAAACCTTTGGTCTGCCTTAAGATATTTCCCAACGTTAATCCCTGTTTCGTCAATAGGTGATGATGGGTCTACCACAAATACCTCCTCTTGTGCTAAAGCGTCAACCTCGTACCATCTATCAGCTGTTACATCCATAAATTCCAGATTCGTTGGTAGTGTTTGGTAACCTGTTCCGTCCTTTTGAATAACTGATGTTACGCCTATAACATTCTCATCCGGTAGAAACATCTTGTAGAATGGTTTTGCTAAATTATCTGTTATTTCTTTTTTGAATATTTTTGTAACTCCATTAACAACCATAACCTTCTTTGTGATTGTGTAGTTTGCGATGACCCCACTCGCATTGTAGTTTGGTATCTTAGTTCTATTAACTCTACCATCCGAACCATACTGTGATGAAAAATCACAATCTTCAGTTAATTCAAATATACTTCCACCACCTTTAAATTGTGAGCCTCTTCTTAAAAACCCTAAATATTTAAAATCTTCCTTATCACCAAATGCTGGTACAATAATAGAAACTTCACAAACAGTTAATGATGGCCTATTTCCTGGTACCTTTAAACCGTAAGTTCTAGCTAAATTATATAACGAACTCCTTTCTTGTGCATATTGTAATACTGTCTCTTGAAACGTCCTATCTATTTGAAAGTTTAGGTTATCTGCTACAGCAGCGTTTAAATCTAAGAATACTGAATATATAGATGCGTCGTTAGCATTCTTAATTAAGTCAGGATAATAAGTATTTGTTAACCTAACAAGTTCATTTCTGATACCTAGAAAATCTCTTTCTGTGTACGCTATTTTTTTCTCAGCCATATTATAAATTAATTATTACAAAATCTCTTGATTCAAACATACCCGACCCAATACTATAATCAATACGAATCCTAATGGTATATTCTCTTTCAGAATCCCCAACACCAAATGTATTGTCTCTAGTTTGGTCTGCTTCTCCGTCACTTTCCTCAGCTCTTAAGTCTTCGGCTGATTTAACGTCAACATTATTAATGTTGAGTTTTGGTATAAATTCTTCGACCGACTCTCTTATCTCTCTATCAATGGACGCTTTGGTTCCGCTGTCCAGGGGTTCGAAGATTAATCTCATTAAGTTAGTGCCAAAATCTGGTAAGAAATACCTACTACCCTTAATAGTTAATATTAGGTGTACTAAATTACTCCTAACTTCAGCGTTAGCTAATTCATTCATACCTAAGAATAGTCCTTCTTGACTATCCCCAAATGGGAACGTTATACCATATTTTGGATTGGGCATTCTTTTTTATAATAAATATATTGATTATTACTTTGTTTTGGTTTTGCCTTTAATAATCTCAATATAATATAACCTAGTTATCCAATCATCCCTTCTCATCATACTTAATCTCTTTTGTTCCCTCTTTATGTCCACAATGGGGACAAGTTATTTTATTCTCTTTAAATAATAAATGGTGGTCCGCTATGGTCCACCATTTATCACATTTACCACAATTAAAGTGGTATAAAATCTCTTTACTAAAGTTATGATTCTTCACTTACTTTTAATTTTTCTAAGTCTACGTCAACTTCACAATTACTACCAGAACAAGCTAACTCACCTTTTAAATCGGTATTGTCTGTTATTTCAACAACTTGTGATAAATCAATCTTATCTAATGATACCATCATCTCTTCATACTTTTCTTTTGTACAATCTTCAAATGGAGCTTGTAT